ACATATTGAACAAACCATTTGTGAGTGAAAACATCTGGGACAACGGCAACTTCTATCCCATGGGCTGGGTCACCAATTACGGCGATGTCTACTACCAAGCCATCAAAAACACACCAGCTGGTATAGATATCACCAACACTGAATACTGGCAAATTTACACACCGCAAACCATCAGTGAGGGCATGAGCACTCGCGACAAAGACAACCAAATCAACGATGCAATTTTGCAACAGGCCGATGTTGAAGTGCCACTCAGAAATTATGAAACTGGCAGTTTTTATATAGAACCCACAACTCTTGAAGGTACACCAGCCAACCCCACATCAGTCACTGCTGATGGCGGTGAAACCACAGATGGCACACAGGGCGGCATGAGTGAAACTCCGCGTGGATATGGATACACAGTGGGCTATCTCACAGGATCTTCTATTCCGCCCAATGGTTTGCCAGTGACATCAGGTGTGACATTTCCCTTGAATCCAGTGGATGGAGACTACTGCTTGCGTTTAGATTACTTTCCCAACAGACTGTTTAGATACAGTTCGGCATCGCGTCGATGGATCAAACTGGACAGCAGTGTGAGAACTGATCTCAACAACGGCCCAGCCAATGAAACTTTGCGCTCCAGCTTTGTAAACAATACATACACAGTGAACACCACTGATCAAGGTGCTGTGCCCAGCAGACAGAGTCTCAGTGAACTGTTGCGTCCCCGAGCCGACAATGGCAACGATGGTGGCAACAAGACACCCAATCCTAGGCCTGGCACTTATCCTGGACAGAAGTCAAGCTAACGTGAAATTTATGGCTCTCCATAAATAAACGTATGCATATATACAAAATTACTAACACCATTAATCGCAAAATGTACATAGGACAAACCATTCGAAAAAACGCTAAAATGAGATGGTATGAACATTGTGCTTGCGCTCGAGCTGGTAAAAAAAGTTACCTATATGACAGTATTAGAAAGCATGGGGTTGGTAACTTTACCTGGGAAGTAATTGATTCAGCAAATGATCTTGATGAGCTAAATCTCAAAGAACAATACTGGTTAGATGCCTATAAAAAAATAGCAGAAGTATACAACATTAGAGAAGCTGGAAATAATAAGATTCACAGTGTGCAATCAAAAGAAAAAATGAAAGAGTCTCAACGTCAGGCTCATGCTCGTAGAAAAGCAACCGGTACTGATACCTGGGTTCGTCGAGATGGCGGTGCCATGAAAGGGAAAGCACATCCAAGAAAAGGTACAACAGGAATGTGGTCTATGCCTGAGAGCGCAAAAGAAAAACTAAGTCAAATTCAACTTGAACGTAGTGGCACACGAGGTAAAACTTGGAAAACCATAGACGGTAAACGAGTGTATATGAACAAGGAGAATTAAATTAACCAATATTTTTACGATGAACAGATACGCCGATTCTTGTTGCAATTCACCAGAATTGTGAGTGGCTTTCAGGTGCAGTACGGCCCCGAAGACGGTAATCCAGATGCCACGGCCTTGATCAGAGTGCCGGTGCGATATGGTGATGCCACACGCAATGTGCAAACTGTGATCCAAAACAACTCGGCCAACTTCATGACTGCCACACCTCTCATGACTTTTTACATCAGCAGTCTGGATTATGACCGAAGCCGGATGCAAGAACCGTATTTTGTCAGCAAGGTCAACGTGAGACAACGCACCTATGACGAGGCCACTGAAACCTACGAAACCACACAGGGCAATGCATTCACAATAGAACGCCTGATGCCAGTGCCCTACAAGCTGGGCATTACCCTAGATGTTTGGACTTCCAACACCAATCAAAAACTGCAACTGTTGGAACAGATGTTGACCCTGTTTAACCCCAGCCTTGAAGTTCAAAGCACTGACAACTTTATTGATTGGACCAGTCTTACTGTGGTTGAATTAGACAGCATCAACTGGAGTTCGCGCACCATACCGCAGGGCACTGACAATCCCATTGACATTGCTTCTATCAAATTCAGCATCCCAATTTGGTTGTCTAGCCCAGTCAAACTCAAGAAATTGGGAGTGGTTGAACGAGTGATCATGAACATGTATGACGCACAGGGCGACCTACAAAATGCAGTGACCAACAATGATTTGTTGCTGGGTACTCGGCAAATCATAACTCCTTACAATTGGGCATTGGTAGTGATTGGAAATCGCATTCAATGTATCAAACAGCAAAATCTTGCCAACGAGCCCAGCAATGATTCGCTGGAAGCTGCCAACATCATTGCCGACAGTGGGTTGACTTGGAATGCTGTGATTGATCTTTATGGTACATTGCGGCCAGGTGTTAGTCAAGTTAGACTGATTCAACCTGATGAATCTGAAGTGATTGGCACCATTGTTATTGATCCCAATGACGCTAGATTTGTATTGTTCGATGCCGACTCAGACACTGTGCCACAAAACACGTTAAATCCGGTTGACGCAGTGATCAACCCCTTGACCAGTGCTCCAGCACAGGGACTTGATAGCACCATGGAAGGACAGCGTTATTTGTTGACTGAAGATACAGGTAGCGCTGCTGCTGGGTCAGCAGCAGCCTGGGACGGTGGCAATGGAAGACCGCTTGTGGCCAAGGCCAATGACATAATTGAATACGCCAATCAGTATTGGCAAGTGGTTTTTAGAGCCGAGGGTGCTGCTGCTGGACAATATGTGACCAATCTCACCACAGGCATTCAATACGAATGGAACGGCGACGCATGGATAAAAAGTTATCAAGGAGTCTACCCCGGAGGCACCTGGAGACTGGTTCTTTGAAAGCAGTTGGGGTTTGGTTTCTCAGTTTGGCCACGCGGCGCTATCTATATCTGCTGCGTAACGACCCCAAACATCCCGGCACCTGGGGGCTGCCTGGAGGAAAATTAGAACCAGGCGAAACTTTGCTGGGCGGCATGGAACGTGAGTGTGTGGAAGAATTGGGCAGTTTCCCTCAATATCTCAAACTGATACCAATTGAAACTTTTACATCGGCCGACAGCCAATTTGAATACCATACCTGGGTATGTGTTGTGCAGTCAGAATTCTGCCCCAAACTCAACAACGAACACCTAGGCTATGCATGGCTAGACAGCGGGCACTTTCCTCGTCCCATGCATCCTGGCTTGTGGAACACTGTAAACATCGAAGCTGTGCAAAACAAGATCCAGCTGGTTGAGCTGGATCTTGTAAATTAAGCCTGACTTTCTTGGAACTGAATCTGAATATCAGCCACAGCGTTGGCCACAGCAGCCAGTGCTGTTACCTGAATTGCCAATACCTCAGGGCCATCAGGATATGTACCTTGCCCGGGGATGGCCGAAGTACCAATCTGTTTGACCGTTGCCAAATCCAACAAGCCTGAGTTTGTGGTGCTGACTGGAATAGCAAACAAACGTTCGCCACCAGACAATTCAGTAATAATTGCCACCACAGTCAGGTTTAAATCATTGGTTGGAGTAGATGCACCCAAACTATTGCCGAGAATTTTTAGAGTGTCACCCACAGCATATCCTGTGCCCGATGTGGTCACAGTGATTTGTGTGTTTAAGTTGGTGTATGTGGTTGTTCCACTTGATGCCAGAGTCACTGCCAACACTGCGCCAGATCCTGAACTTGACACGTTGGTCGGTGTCAAAGTACTGAATGTGGCTTGCGAGCTACGTGATGCTTTGACACCGCTCTTGCTAAAGCCGCCTGTGGCTCCAAACAAGGAACCTGTGACACCACCGGTGCTGGAACTGGTATAAACAGGAGCAACTGCAAACTGTGTGAAGCTAGGTTGAAAGCCGCCGCCAATGTTGTTGAGTCCAGTCCATTCTGTGTTGGCACTGTCTAAGTTTGCAGGATTAAGAATACCTTCAATCAAGAAACGACTGTTGGCAGTAGGCAAGTTTATGATCAGGCTGCTCAATGTTAACTGTGCGCGATTGATAAGATCACGTTGACCAAGGTTGCCAATGATACTATTTGACACACTGGGCGCTAGGCGCATGGCAAAAGGTACCTGTTTGTTGCCCAAGGTGTTGGGCATACCATAATTGGTACGGTTGAATGTAAACTGATAGCCTTGGTCTTCATCAAATGATCCATCCATGATCACCGCACTACCCCAATGATTTACCACTGGAACACAGGTATTGCTGATTATGATCACACCAGTGTTGTCTGGGTGCGAAGTGGCTGCACTACTGGTGTAACTGCGTGTGGCACCTTCGGCCCATTGAGTGAATGTAGCTGCTCGGGTACAACCAGTCAGTGACTTGGTCACAGTGTCTAGACCAGAATATTTGATGATCTCACTTTCAATCATGCAGAACACTGGATAGGTCACTGACGCATCAGGATATCCAGTCAAATCTCGCAAAAAGATAGTGGTATCGCTGTCGTTCAATGCTCCATTCAAACTGGAAATAGGAGTTTCATTGATAGCTTCATAGCGTCCAGGCAAGTTACCCGAGCGCATGTAGGCTTCGTTGTTGCGGTTGTTGTTGGTGAACTTGTGAGCCATTACAAAATCACCATTTTGACCACGCACGCCAAACTGCACATAGCCAGCACCGTACCAGCTGTATTCAATCATCAACATCTGCATTTTGCTGGGATCAATGGTATAGCCACTGGCTCCAGATCCGTCAATGGGGTCAATGTTGAAATCGCTTTGCTTGATACGTTGTTCAAATCTCAAGGCCATTTTGACACGAGTTTGATTGGACACTCCACGGAATGGAGGCACCACTGTCATACGGTTGTTGTCTGTTATACTGGTAACAGAGTGTGTCATACCCCTAAGAACCACTTGGTCGCCTTGATTGAGCTGGTCTTGGAATCTACATGTTCCGTCGCCGGTCACAAGGTTACTGCCAGCACCCACAGACACCAAACCTGCCAGCTGGAATGTGCTGCTGCGTTGCACCACATTCAAGTTTTGCCCGTCGTGTTCCCAGAACAATCCATTCTGATCATCAAAAATACCTGCTCTCACGGCTGCGCCATGCCAGCCAGTGACGTTGATACGCGGCTGTTGGCCCAGGGTTGGTGTGGTGTTACCCAGTGTGTTTTGAGCTTGAACAACAAAAGTCACATCTGACGTAATGGAAGTTACTACATAACCTGAGTCATCGTAACCATCAGTGGTGACTCCGCTTATAGTTAATACCGCACCCGGATTAAGACCGTGTTCTATGTCGGTTGTGACTGATATATTGCTGTTAACTGCTGTGCCAGCGGCCACAAGATCTGCAATATCAAATGTTGGTTGCAGCATGGTACCTGATGAAAACAGTATGCCTTTACCAGACTGATAACGGAAGTATTTTTTGGTAGTACGTGTGGCACTGGCACCACGTGTGGGCGATCCTGGGCCCATGACCACACCACCATCAAACGGTCTGGGCAAGAAAGTGGCATTTGAACGCACATTTATCACACCAGCCAAAGTACCTGTCACTGCTGCTCCACTCTTGGCTGTGTAGTTGAACGTTGTGGTGCTGGGCACTGCTGTTACAAAGAAACTGCCTTCAGCATAGGCTTGGTTGGTACCCGAACTAAGATTTACCATGATCGGGGTGCCTGGAGTCAATCCGTGTGCATAGGTAGTGGTCACTGTGATTGTGCTGGGTGTAGATCCATCACTCACAATGCTGGCTATAT